CGCATAAAAGAGAAATCTTCTCCAGCTGCGGATTCAACCGAGACAATGAAAGTAGAACCTTCACCAGCGGTATCGATATCGATGGTTGAGACTCTATTCCACTCTCGATTAAAAAGACTAGTAGTGCCGCTCCCTGTCAAGTTGTCGGCAAATGACAACATAAACAAGTTGTTGGAATAGTACGGAGCTTCGTACTCTATTCCTGCATTGGTCGTAGGGATAAACGTAACCGTTCCCCTGCGCCAAGCCCGAGAAGTATTCAAATCATAGTAAACTATGCTCTGAGACTCATCTGAAGATGTCGTGCCGTTGGATACTTTAACGTGATTACTACCGCTATTAGATTTGAGTCCATGTATGGAAACTCGCTTTCTAATACCGCCACGTGTACCCAGATACGCGTATCTTAGATAAGTGAAAAGACTGCAAGGATATGCGTCAAAAATAGTAGACCCATACGCAATCCAATTTCTCGGGAAATTTCGATCAGTAACTCTGACCATTCCATAAGCTGAATTCGCCGAAGCCAGCTCGTATCGTTCTGTTGTTGTGTATCTCTTGAGCGCAGACCTGAAAGAAACAGGCTCCTCCCCGAAATGGTATTCCGAACACTTTTCCATAGACGCAGAACTCTTGTTCAAAACAAAACAAGTAACGTCAGTGTCTGAGTGCGAAGAACCACTTTCAGTTCGAATATGGCGTTCTTGAGGAAAAATTTTGTCGTCCAAATAATTAACGCGCAAGTCGTCACAAGAAACATAGACATTAATTTCTATGTTCGAGTCATCATTTGACTGCAGCGTTGTAAAAGGAGCAACAATAACACAACCATTACTAAAACTCGGTGCAGTGGGGTCAAATGTACTACCGTACATTGTATCGAAACTGTCACCCTCCACTTTTTGCCAATATCTGGAACTAGCCCAGTTCACACAAAATTCAAAAGTTTGTGTCTCTTGAATATCGACAATCAATAGAAAGTTCTTGTTAAGATTCAAATCAGCAGCAATGACACCTGACTGCACCAAATTAGGTTCAAACAAAATCAATATCTTTCCTCTATGAAAAGAAGAAGCTACAATCTCAAACTTAAACTTGAGAGAGCCATTCCAATAATCAAAGGGAGCAGTTGCAAAAGCACAAGCCGTAGGCTGATAATAAAACCTATCATCAGCACCAGTGGCCCACGTATGCAACATAGGATTGACTTTGGTTCCCCAAATTTGTGACATAGGAACAACGTCCTTGTCCCAAATAAAAGTTGTTAGGTAACTCTGTCTTCTGGAGATTTCAGAAATGACCATGTCATCACTGATACTACCAGTAACACGAGGATCAATATACAACTCCTGTTTGGGATCAAACACTATTCTCTTGTTAGTATCATAGCCAACAGTAACGGCACCATTCTGAAATGGTTGGTTCTTGACCAAAGAGGGAGCATCAGTTTCAACGGGTTTGGACCAACCAAAAATACTGGAGAGAGTTTTCACCCCCATGAATATAAAATTACTAGCCTTCGCAAAAGGAGCAATTATAGGAACACTCATGAGGGCGGTCGCAACTTGAGAAGCTGCAGAGGAAAATCTTTCTACAGGACCTAGCTTACGTTCATCGTAACTAGATTCAGTAGTGATATCCAATACAGTTCCTGTAGAAGTACCCAACTTCACATTCTCAGCCCAAGCGAAAATCTGCACACGCATTAATGATGCGGTGGGAGAAGTCGACTTAGGTTGATTAATAGTAGTAAAAACTAAAACTCCAGCATCCTCGAGATCTTGATAAGAAGTGACATCAGAAATGACAGCACTCGAATCATTAAACAATCTGAACATTGGTTTAGGACTAATAAATGGACAAACAATCTCTAGTGGCTTGTTCGCTTTCACATCCATAGTGGCAGAAGCCGGTGCTTGACTCAAAAAGTTGAGCAGCAAGGGTCGCATATTGGTGAAAGTCGTAGCAGAGGCCACTAGAAGATTATACGTCGGATTAAAAAGTCCAAAAGGTTGATAAGAAACAAGAACTCTTCCATAATGGAAAGGAGTTCCCGAAATCTCAACTCTAATGTGCAGGTCCGCTGAGAAATACGCATAATTACGCAACTTCGCACGCACGGAAGGGTTCAGGGTGTATAGGTCCCAAACAGACGAGACGACCTGAGTGTGAGCATCAATCGGTAAATTGAAACTCGTCAACTCAATAGGTCGACTAAAAAAGTTAGAAACTTTCAAAATGTCTGCCTGACCTATATCAGGATAGAGAGAGGTACCAGCTTGCACC